TACTCCATTTGTATATAAAATCCAATATATTAAATTAAAGGAATCTACATAATAATTATCATCTAAAAATAAAGGATTGTTAGAAGTTTTACCTTTAAACATATAATTAATATTATCAAAATTATCTATATTATCTTGAATCATTTTAACAGCATTATCTATAGGTTCTGTATTAATTACAGATATACCTTCATCATAACTACTTTTTTGAACTTCGTAATCTTCAGTTAAATCATCAACATACCACTCTTCATATTTTTCACTATAGATTAATTTAACTACTATAAAATATTTTATTAAAGAATTGTAATATTCCACATCTCTATGAACATAATGTGATACTAAGAAATTAGCTTTTACAGTCGCTTCACCCCCTATAATATCCTCTTCTCCAACATTCACTTTAGAAACAACCATACCTGATATAACACCAGGATATGGTCGTGCTCTACCTCTATCTATAGCAAATTCATGTGTACAAAAATCAAATAGTTTTTGATTCTTATAAGATATAATATCATTAGTTACTTGATAAAAATTATATACATTATCTATTAAATTTGTTACTTTAGTATTAATTTCTTGTATCATAACTCATCTCTTTTCTAATATATAAAGTGATAATTTCCCTTAGGTAAACTACTTACTTTAAGCGTTCTCTCACCATAAGCATGGTAACTTGCATAGTTGTACTCAGATATATGGATTGTTTTACCGTCTTTAGATACACCTTCTACAAAAGCAACATGACCTGTTCCGTGGTCTCCACTTTTGTAAGCCTCCCAGTTAAGAATAGCACCACGTTTAGGTGTTGTTCCTACACCTATACCTTGTGCTCTGGCGGCGTTGTCGTAATTGTGAGCATCTCCCCAGCCTCCGCAAGAGAGACCAAACTGCTTACGTCTATTGTAAACATACCAAGTACATTCACCGACCAAGCCACCTGTTTGAGGATTTCCTGGATAAGTTTTCTTATCCCACTTAGGTAAATCACCTTTGTACTTTTCTAATTTTTTAAGAGATTCTCCTCCACTAGCGTCTCCTCCTTCATCATCTCCGCCACCATCTTTACCTTTATTTTTTTCAGCTATGGCTTCTGATTTCATGTCTGCTAGTGATTTCTCTCCTAATAAACCTCCGATAAAGTCTGATGATTGACCCCAAGGAGGTGCAAATCTAACAGGACTTCCGTCTGGTACTTCAGCTTCTTTAAGTCCTCTAGTTACTCCTATAGTTGTATAGTATCCTTGTTTGTAATCAAATTTATGTTCTACTGATTCAATATAGAATTCCCAAACATCATTACGTTGTTCATCTTTAACAAACAATCGTTTTCCTAAATCATATTTATGGTGTCCTAGAACAATTATATCTCCTGAATAGAAGTTAGGATTATTGTAATACCAATTATAAAGCATTTTACTAAATATCAACATAGGACTGTCTGTAGCATCTGCTCCTACATCTGCACTAGCATTACTAATCTCCTCTAATGCCTTAATATAGTCTTTATATATCTGGTCGTCAGGAGGTGTTCCTTTATATTCCATATATTTTTCTACAAGTTTTTCAGCATCTGCTTTACTACCAAATCTAAAGTTATTTGCTAAATCATCAATAGCTTTTTTCTTATTCTTTTTACCATCTTCTCCTTCAAAAGATTTATTATCAGGGAAGTGTTTTTTAAGTTTATCTTTAAGCTTAGATACAGTTGCTATAGGTCTATTATCTATTTGTTGGTCTGACTCCGCACTTCTACCTGTAACTTCTTTATACTTACTTTCAGAGATACTTCCAGTTTTTGAGAACTCTGCTACTAATTTTTTAGCTTGGTCTTTAGTTAAATCATGATATCTACTAGATAGTATTTTAGCCCAGCCTTCTTGTTTTGCATTTACTTCTTGTTGTCCTTGGTTTTTAAGGTCTTTTAATACTTTATCGTAAGTACCTTTTTGAGCTCCAGCATCTCTTTTATCAATAATCTTTTTATAATCTTCTTCACTTAGTTTACCATCTTTTGAGAATTTGTCAACTATTTCTTGTGCATTTTCTTTCGTTAATCCTTTATATTTACTAGCTAACTTTTTAACCCATTTATTTTTTGCTTTTGATACTTTATCTTTACCTTCTTTTTTAAGGTCTTTCATTACTTTATCATAAGATTCTTGTTCATCTCCAGCATCATTGTTATCATCTTCTGTAGATGAGTTCTCTTCAATAGGTATATACATATTTTCTACTTCTAATTTAGAATAACCATATCTATCAACAAGCTCTTTATGATATTGCGGTTTAGAAAATACATCAGCTTCCATTGTTTTAAGCATTTGTGGTGTTGTAACTGTAAATATAGAATATGTCTCTACATCAGATTTACCTACATCTTCTTCTACAAAGTCTTCAGAACTTACTGTCTCATAATCTAAAGCTTTCCACTGAGATTCATTAAAAGGTGTCTTACGCATAACTAATTGTGTTTTATCAGCGTTTTTATCTTGTCCGTTTCTAAAGAATAATTCATTAAATGGTTTAGCTGTAATCATATCCATCATTTGCTTTAAGCTACCGTCAAAATTAGTTAATTGAGTGGTGTCTTTAAGATTCTCAAAAGCTGTCCAGCTATCTAATCCATCCCAAGCAAAATGGTCGGATATAGTCTTATTATGGTTACCTTTACCATCATCGTACTTATATCTCATAAATGGTATAAAATAATCTAATACCTCTTTCATTATTTGACTAGCATTAGAACCACTAAATTTTATTTTCTCACCATCTACTAACCAACCTGTTGCTGGTAATACAGCTTGAACCTCTTGGATTACACCTAATCCAAATTTAATAAAAGGTTTAGAGAAAGCTTGACCTGTTATTCTATATGTGGTTTGGTCGTTGCTGTAACTTCCTATTTTAGATACTTGAGAAATCATACCTACTAATACTAGTCCTTCTTTATCATCTGCTGGATTAGGATTAATATAAATCTTAACAATATCATTAATCATTAAAGCTTTATCCCAATTTGTATCTCCTGCTAGAGTAATGACAAAAGTAGCACTATCATCTGACATAGCATTTTTAGTTTGGAAACCTAGGACTTTATTTCCTACTTGCTCTCCTGTAACTTCTACAGCATTACTATATCTTAAAGTAAATATATTTTCATCTGTAACGAATTCTAATCTTATATCAGGTCTTCTTATCCTTTTCATTTAAATCTGTCCTTTGTTAAAAAATATGTATAAAAGGTGGTTTATAAACCACCTTATTAAACTCTTCTATATTGATTGGAGAAGATACTTAAATCTGTATTCATAACATTATTAAACTTACTTTCTACAGCTTCTCCTAATTCTTCAGAATTATTTTGATTACCTTGTACATTCACATTAACTCTAACATTATTGTTATTATTCACGTTACTAGACATTGAATTACTATTAGAGCTTCTTGTAGGTAAAGGTGCTGTATTGTTAAGTAAAGCACTTGTCACAGGACTTACAGGTTCTTGTGGTGCTGAGAATCTACCACCTTTACCTCCTTTAGCTCTTCCTCCTGTAGGAGACCAACCACCGTTAGGGTTATAGTCGCTCTTCCAGTTTTTATTATTAAAGAAAGCTAATAATTGGTCGTATCCATTATGAATGTTTCCATGTCCTTTTACTTTATAGTTGTTGAAAGTACTAGGAACATATTGTAAAAGACCTTGTGCCTCATTACCACCGCTGTTAATATCTTTAATCTGTTGTTTGATTTTAGGGTCTCCACCAGATTCTTTTTGAATAAGACTTGCTATTCCGTCTACATCTTTATCTGATATTTTAACACCCATTGCTTTGGCGGCTTTTCTAATATCATCTTTCCATTTATCAGCTGATTTTTTCTTATCTCCACCTGCTGAATCCCCTACGTCAGAGTCATCAGAACTACCTGAATCACTTCCTCCTCCGTCTAAAGATTTAGCATCATTTATTAATTGTTCAGCTCTATCTAATAAACTTTTATAAGTTTTAAGGTTTTTAGTCTCAGAAGCATTATTTTTCTCTCTGAGTTGTTCGGTAGTCATCTTACCTTTTTTCTTTTTATCTCCTAGTATGCCATACGTTAAAGTATATAAGTTTTTAAATATTAGTATTGTAAATTTTTATTCATGTAATTAACTACTTCATTTACAATCATATCACTTGCTTTATCTACATCATAACCTTCTGGAATAGTTAAATTTAAGTCTAAATTCTTACTTCTTGTTGTTGATTCTACTGTTTCTGTCTGTGGAGGTGAAAACCTACCACCTTTACCACCTTTTAAGAATTTATCTGAACTACCCATTATACTAGCAATCATTGTATCCCAGTTTCCTGCTGTTGCATATTCATGTTGTCCTCCATTATGACGCATTTTGTGTAGTGTTTTTTGTCCTCTACTATAGAAATTTTTAGCTATCCACTTAGCTCCACCAACAATACCTAAACCATAATTAAATCCGTTATTAGGATTGTTATCAAACGCACCAATTCCGTACCAGTTACCTTTTTTAGGGTCTCCTCCATGTGATAGGTTGGAAGTACCCCAAGCTGTTTCTACAGCACTATGTGCTACTAAGTAACGAGGGTCTAATCCAGATGCTTTACCTGCTTTCATGTATATTTCTCCTAAACCACGCATTTTAGAATTTTTAGGAGCCATAGCGTCAATCCATTTATTTAACATCTTAGCATTAACGCCCTTAGCTGTTTTACCTAAATCGTGTTTAGTTATATCTGAATTAGTAAAGTTTTTACCATTTAAGTAATCTAGTTCACCTACAGAACCGCCTTCATCATCTCCTCCAGAGTCTGATGATTCTAGGTTAGCTATTACGTTATCAAAGAATTGGCTTAATACAGGTATGTTTTTATTTTGTTCTCGTGCATTTTTCTCTCTTAAAGTTTCAAGTCTAAATCTTTCTTTTAGATTATTTCTCTTCTTACCCTTCTTCTTACCATAGGTTAAAATATATAAAACATTTATAAATTTTATCCTTTTATATAGGTCTTAGAAGGATAGTTATTTTTTTAAAAATATAAAGTTGGAATAAAATTTAAAAACTTATATATTTTAACTTTATTTAGCTATAGAACGCTACTTCTAAGCCCTAGGTCTATTCCTAGTCACTAGCTTTCACTACGTGTGTAGACTATTTGACTTCCCTATTATTATAGGGTGGGTATTTTTCTTCCACCAATAGCTTGTGGTTTTACTCTCCCGTCAGGAGATAGTCGTTGAGGGTCTTCCTTATCTATTAACTTAGGACTTTCCCTGCTAAAGACCGATTACGTATACCTTAGGATTTAACCTTAGCACATCTAACTTATTTTTTCTACTTTCGTAACTTTTCCATTTATCCTTTCGGATTCTGTTTTAGTTAAGTTAGCTTTACGGATTCTTAGCATTTAACACCCGATACTAGCAACTTACGCTACTAGCAAGGCAATTTGTTTGTAACAATCGTTACCTCTAAATCCTGAAATTCCTTTTTTATTTTCTTTATCTCCCTCTTTTTCAAATTCACTTAAACCTTGATGACTTAATTGTGGTGCCATACTAATAAGTGCTGGATTTCTTTTTACTTTATCATCTGAAGGAGAACCCATTCCTCCTTTTCCAGCTCCACCTAAGAATCCTATTTTGGTAGGGTCGTTTGTTGGTATGTTTTTATTTTTACCTTTTTTGCTTCCAAATAATCCATGCCATGCTTTTCCTACAAGACCAAAGTCTTTATAAGATTTAGGTTTAGTCCATCCGATACCTAAAGATTTTTTCAATCCTTTTTTACCGACTTCTGAGCCAGCTTTATCTCCAACTATTCCTCCTATTGTACTTCCAGCAATACCACCTATAGCTGTTCCTAATCCTGGTATTACAGAACCTATAGTAGCACCAATAGCTCCACCTGCGGTAGCTCCTGTAGCTCCACCGATGCTTCCTCCTATAGCTTCTTTGTTACCGCTCTTAAGAGAACTACCTATATCTAATGCTGATATACCTAATCCTAATAATGGAATTCCTTTTCCTAATCCTTTAAGACCTCTAGCTCCTGCTGTTATACCACTTGTTCCGCCTTTGCCTTTAGGTATTTTAGATAAAAGACCTTTTCCTTTAGAGACTATACCTTTTCCTGTTGTCTTGGCATTACTTCCTATTCCTTTCCAGTCAATTCCTCGACCTTTTGAAACAACTCCTCTACCAATGTTTTTAGCATTGTTTCCGAGTCCTTTCCAATCAATTCCTTTAATGCCTTCTCCTGCTCTAGTTGTTCCATCTTTTATTTTCTTACCTAAATCTCCTAAACCTTTTATCTGTCCGCCTCGGCTTGTATCGGTAGGTTTATATTCTCCAACTTGGATAAGTCTTTTACCAAAATCACCAACTCTTCCAAGTCTTCCACCTTTTCTACCTGTTGAGCCTTTGTGGAATGTTCCACCACCATTACCATTAGGTTTTTTAGGGGAGCCTCCACCGCCTATTGGAGTTCCAGAACCATTATCTGTTCTTCCTCTACGACCTCCTGCTCTTCCATTTCTACCTTTTCCTCTGCCTCTTCTTCCTAATAAAGATTCTCCGTTAGCTCTTCTACCTAACATCTCTGAACCTTTCATCATTGCTATAGATTTCATTAAAGAAACAGCAAAAGCCATGGCACTAGCTCCTGCTAAGTAGAAAGGTGCTGGAAGACTCATTAATGCTGTATTAACATTTCTTATTTTTCCAGTCATATCGTAAAGGTTTTCTGCTAATCTATCAGCTTTAGCTTTTCCTTGGTCGTCTTTACCTTCTTGTGATTCTTTATAATCTTTAGAGTTTTTATCTCTTTCTTTAGAACCTTCTTTAGATGTTTTCTTTTTATAGTCTTCTAAAGCTTTCTTAGTTAGCTTACCTTCTTCAGCCATTTTAAATAACTCATCAGACTGTTCTAAGGTAGCATCTACACCCATTTGTTTTAGGCTTTCATTAAAGGCTATCTTTTGTCCTTTTTTAGAGCTTGATACTTGAGTAGCTTGTTGATAAAGGTCTGATACATTTTCAGGGTCGGCAATACCTTTATCCATACGTTTTTGTAAATCATACCTACCTTCTAAACCTTGGTATTGTGAGCCCCAACCCATTGCATTTCTAATATAAGGGTCTTGCATACCATTTCTAATTCCATCATTAAGGCTTGACATGAATTCTGCACCTTGTTGTCCTTGTAATCCTTTAGAACCTGAAGATGCTAACATAGATTGCATAGATGATACATTACTTAAATCATTTTTTGTCATCGTTCTTCCTTGACCGACTGACTCAGCAATTGAAGATAAAGCTTTTAATTGCTCTTCATTTCTTCCAACCATTCCTGATTCTTTTAGTCCACCTAAGAAAGCACTTTGTATATCTTTAATATCTGCTCCAGAATCAATAGCACCAGTGTGCATTAATGTATTCATAGAGTCCCTATAAGCTTGGTCGTCTGCGATACCCATCGCTTTTCCACCTGTAGCTAACTCTTTAACTCCACTATTTACATTGTCTTGACCTTTATATCCTACACTTCCCATGTAGTCTGAAGCAAATTTAAGCATATCAGTACTATTATAACCTAGATGATTATCTATTGACATCTCTTCAAAATTATGTCTTACTGATTTATAATCACTTGTACCCATTTGCTGACCTAAGGCTATTTTTTGTGGTCGGTTTGATTCACTTAAAGACTTACCTTTCATGTACATACCGCCACCAACAGCCATACCAGCCATTACACCGTGTGAGGCAATGGAAGGTGCACGTTCTCTAAAGATACCTTTAAACGTTCCTCTAGCTGGGTCTATTCTTCGGTCATCCATCTGTTTACTAGCTACATTATCAAAGTAGTTAGATGTAGTATCCATTTGACGTATTAATTTTTCAATGGAATCTATTTCTTTGGCTCTAGCTTTATTATTAGCTTCTATTTGTGCTCTTTCTTGTTGATAGGTAGATTTATCAATTTCTTTATTTGTAAATCTCCTATTAAGATTAGTCATTGATGTATCATTTTTATCTCTATTACGTAAATCAGCCAATTGTTTTTTTAGGTCAGCTGAATCTCTACGCATAAATTGAGATTTACCGATTGCTGATTTAGTTTGAGTACCTGTATCATAAGACATTCTACCTGATATTTCTGATTTATCTAAATTACGTCTTACTCTATACTCAGAAGCTCTTATCTGTTTCATCTTTTGTTGAGCTGTCATAGCATTATTTAAAGATTCATAATAATCATCTGTAGCTTCACCTAGACGCTTCATATCTTGTATACGTGTATTAATACCACTATCGGTACCTACAGTTTTTGAAGAGAATTCATCTAAATTCTTAGTCATAGATTCTAAAGTATTATTTAATTTTTCATATGATTTTTGTAAATTTGTATTAGGTGCTTTACCCATTGCTATTTGTTCTTTTTGAGCATCGGATATAGCATCTTTAAAATCATTAATTTCTTTAGTAGCTTTTCTTGTAGAATCTACTACTGTATTCATATCTTTAGAAGATATAAAAGCACTACCATCAGTTTTATCAGCAATATCTTTAATTCTTTTAAATTGAGATGCTATAATTTTTAGTTTATCAGCCATACCGTCAATCGGTTTGTCAAGCTCCATATTTTCTATAGCATCCATATAAGCTTGTATGATTTTTAAACTACTCTCTAACTGAGAGCTATCACCTGATATATTCAATCTATAGTTATCATTCATTGCCATTAAGTAATCACCGCCCTATACTTTAAAAAAAGGTGGTAGTAACATCCTACCACCCTACATATATAAATCATCATCGTCAAACTCATTAAGTGCGTCTTCAATACTTTGTTGTGAGTACTCTTCTTGATTATCACTAGTATTGTTAACTTGTTTGTCAAGCTCTTCAATATTCTTTTGAATTTGTGCCATTTTATTTTTATGAATTTCTCTTGCTTCCTCATCATCTTCTTCAGCTTCTGCACGTTCAGTCATCTTAATACGTTCTGATTCTGAAAGTCTGTCATAGGCTTGTTTTGCTAAGTCTTCAGCATCTAAGAAGTCTGGTACTGGCTCGAATTCTTCTTGTGATTCATCATACCATGAAGTATCATCATCTTCAACTGTACTATCGTAACCTTTATTTCGTCTTTCCATTTCTCTATTATCTAAATTCATACTTTCAATAATAAAGTGTATTTGGTAGGCATCTAAATTTTTGAAATTAGGGTCTGTAGGCAATACTTTAAACTCTCTCATAATAGCCCACATATTCCTGGATAAAGGTCTCTTAACAAGTGCTTGCATCCCGCCTGAATCAGAAATTTCTTTATCTCTGTTACCTACGAAAGGTTCCTAGGAAGTCAATCCAATCATCGTAAACTCGTACTAAAGGTATTAAGTTATATATTTTTTCTGGGTCACTTAACTCATCAGGTACTTCTACACCTACGACTTGAATTGTTGCTAACATTTGATACGCTTTATAAATCTCATCGCTTTGGTATAAATCCATACCTCCTAAGTAATTTGAACGCATAGCGTTAATTGTACCTTGCTCTAATGCATTAGGTACTCTTAATTTAATATTGAAATCTAATTTAATTTCTTTAAAATTATAATATTTCTCAAAAACATCATTTACTCCACGAATAACTCTTGAAACTGTATTGTCTTGTTCTTGTTCTTTCTTTCTCTTTAACTCCTGTAATTCATCAGTGTTATTATTTTGTGTATTATTTTCAGCCATAATAAATTTACCTTCCTTTTTAACGTAAAATAAACCTATACTATTTAATTATTCATAATTAATATAACAGATAGTATAGGTTTTGTATTAATTTTATTATATCACATTTTAATCAAATATCAAAATTACTTTTCCAAGTTTTTTGTATACTCTACAATTTCTTCTAGCCCTTGTTTAATACCTTCTTTATTATGTAGTAAATAATCATAATATTCTTGTAAAGAATCATAGTACTTATAATCAATAGTAAGTACTTCTTGTCCTTTGATATATTTACGAGTTATCTTTTCAACCTTTTTAACTGATTCTTTAAAAATATCTAAAATACTATTTACTTTAATTGCATCATATTTACTATTACCTTCTGGGAAATCTTTTAATTCTTTTTCCATTTCAAATCTTACTTGTGTTAATTTCATTTAAATCAATCTCCTTTAATTATTTATAAGTTTATTATATCTTCTCTTTATTAGTTTGTCAACATTTACATGTAAAAAATTACGATAATCCAATATGGTATATTAGTAATAATCCATGCAATAATTAATCCAATAGAAATACCATAATACTTACTTACGTCTCCTCTATCTTTATTAATAATTGTAAACGATATTAATACTATGTTAGATACAATAATAATAAGTACATTCAGAATAATAAAATAAATTTCTATTAACTCCATATAATCACCTCTTAATAATTTTTAAACTCTCATCGTAATAACTTAAATCTAATGTTTTATGACTATCATGTGTTTTATTATAATACACTGTAATTATCTTACCTGTTTGAATTTCTATTACACAGTATTGATAACATACTTGATTTTCTACTGTGACAATTTCTGGATGTCTAACTAATACTCTTTTATATGTATTTTCACCTAAGACTGTTTCATTATATTCTATAATATTATCTAAATTAAAACTATCTGAATAAATCATACCTTTTAATTTTCCTAAGTTAAGGAATGTTTTAAGTTTATCTTTAGTGTGTTTTGTTAAAATGAACTTATCATTAATAATCAAAGAATACTGTAATAAATTTTTACAATGAAGTAATTCTTGTGTACTCATTTGATTTATATGTTTCTTTTTTTGTCTGCTCTTACAAGTTGTTCTTCTCTTTGAATAAAATGTTTTACCCATTAATAATCATCTCTTTTCTTATGTTTTCTTTTTCTAGTATATTTAGTCTTATCTTTTTTAACTTGAGTATATGGTTTTATATGCCATGTTGCTCTTGTCTTACTCATCTTACCAATACTTTTTCTATTTGTCAAGATAATCCTTCCTTTCTTTTTGTAATTATAATTTAACCCTTGATGGTTGTCAAGGGTTATTTAAAACTTTGAATGTAATCTATATAACTTATACTACTTAATGTTTCTTCTTGTTCTTTTTTTGTAGCTTCTCTAATAGTATACCCTTTAACAGTTTTATACTTACCTTTAACACAACCTACTACGTTAGCTTTAGGTAGTCCATATTTTGATGATAACATTTGTAAAGGTAATTTTATTACTTCATTCCCTTTTTTAGCTACATATACTTTAATACGTTTATCTGTTATAGTTTTAGCTCTATAGGAAAAATCTTCATCTTCATATCTCCATACATAACCACAACATGTTTTTCTATCACCTGTAACACAGCCTCTAATACCGCTAGAACCTAGCCATTCCTGAGCGTCTTTTAATGTGTCAAACTTTACTTCTTCTAAAGTTTTTATATTTAGACCTATAACTCTTTTAAATCTTTTAATAATACCTCTTCGTCTCATTAATCCTTTAACTTCATTTTTTGTCATATCAAATTCTTCTTGTGTTTCTTTTTCAGAATGATTTAAATAAAATTCTATTACTTCTTTCTCTTTCTCTGTACCTATATAAAAATCTCTAATTCCTTCTATGTATTTTAATTTAATACCTAAAAAATCTTCTATTTGACGTAAAATATCTTTTTTATCTAGGTTAGGATAATTAATATATAAAACATTTATATTATTTCTTTTACAATATTCATATTTAACATTATCTAACATCTGAACATACTCTAACGGTTTACTAGACCATGCACCTGTAGTTTCTTTAAAATGTTGCTCTCCTTGGTATTCTATTGCATAATATTTACCTTTTACCTTTATGTAAAAATCTATCCTTTGTGGTCTTTTTCTACCTGTATTTATACTTTTTTCACTTACATAATTTATATTATTTTCTGTTAATATAGTTTCTATAATCCTTTCACCATAACTTTTTAATTTGTATCCTGTCATATAAAATTTCTCCTTATTTAATGTTAATCTTATGTTACCATTTCATTTGTATTTTGTCAAGTTAAATAGACCAAGAATTTAATCCTGGTCTATTTATTTAGAAATTAAGCTTTATCTGAAGCTGTTAAGTACGAGAACTCAATTTCTTCAGTTCGTTATATTCAATAGAGTTCGTAACACTCTATCAGTTCTCTTATGAACTTCTCATAGTTTCCTATAAGTCTAGACTATATCACAATCCTATTTTTTATATAGGATTTTTACCATTTCGATTTAAAGGATTCTCACCTACTCCATTAACTTGAGCCCTACTCCTATTGACAATTTTCATGTCCGTTCCAAGGATAGTCGTTGCACTTTCTCTTTAAATAAAGAGCTTAGCTCATGATTGCCCTCGTCTTTACGTTAGGGTGTTCCATGAATTAGATAAATTATTCAATAAAGATTACTCTTTAAGGTCGCAATTTATTTACGATTTCATTAGTTCTCCATTCTTCATTCAATTTCGTTCGATAATGGTCGCTAGTCATTACCAGTTCTCTTATGAACTTCTATATGTTTCCATATAGTTCAGACTATATCATAATCCATTTAAGGACTCTTTTCTTTTCCACTTAGCAAGGATTTATAGAATAATTACTTCACACCCTGACCGCTTGGTTGTACACTTACTTCCCTTATTATTATAAGTAGGTTTCAGTTAGTCGTTTGGCATTTACAGTTTATTATAAACTGATTTAGCACAAGATTACCTTATGTTTTATACACTTAGGCTTCCCTGTTTAGAAAAGTTTTTCGACTAAGATTACTCTTAGAAGCTACAATCTTTTTCATAGTTATTAGCACTACAGCCATGGTAACTGATAATCACTTGTTTAGTTAAATTATCAATAACAAGAATGTCGATAATATCTTTTTTAAGAATTTCTTCACCTAGTGAAGCATATCCTAATTTTGCAAAGTTTTCTTTTTTCATACGTAAACGTTCTACTGTTAACGTACCTTCATATTTTAAGTAAACGTGTTCTTGTGGCATGATTGAACCAATTTCATACACACCAGTAGTTCCGTATTCACGTCTACCACTTGCTGATTGTGCTCTTCCTACTGGTTTACCTTTAATATACAACAATACGGTATTACCAGTATGGACTGTTTGTTTAGCTTGTGATGCCATTTAATTCACTCTCCTATATTTTATATAGAGGAGCCATTAGGCTCCTCAATAGAGCCTAATTAGGCTTGTAATGCTTGTTGTTTATAAACAAGACTTACAGAAATTTTCTTAATGCTTCTGATAGGGTAAATAGTTAATGAGATTCTAGCTTCTTTACCTTCGATAATAACTTGTACATCTTCTGGTGGGAAGTCTTGAATTTCATTGTCACGTTTCTTACGTTCTAGGTAAGAGATTACAAAGTCTTTCATAATTGAAGCACTTGTATTAATTGTTCGTGTACCAATGAACTCATCTTCTAATTCTCTCTTCAATTCAGAAACTAAGAAGTCATTAGCTTCCCCTACAGCCATTTCTGACTTAATAGGGTCAGACATGTCATTGTAAGTAGTTACGTCTTCTACAATACGGAAGTTTGTAACAGTTCTATTACGAACAAACTCGATACTAATAATACCATTTTCATTTAATTCATCTAGGTCAGTAGAATCATAAATGTTATCTAAACCATTGACATGCAAGTGTTTAAATGTAATTGATTCTCCGATACCTAAACCTGAAGCTAGACCTGCTACAGCACTTGCTACCATGTAAGCTGGTGCATGCAATTTACGACCATTTTCCATACCTAAAGTAGCACTGTTAGCGATTAGAGATACTCGAGGATTCATTAATGAAGAAGCTCTTCCATAAAGTTTTTCTTTATGTTCTGCTATTCCTCCACCTACTATAGCTCTCATAGGTTCCCCTGCATCTGAACGTTCTCTAACAAAGTGAGCTACTTCTGCATGTACAGATTCACGAGAAGATAATGGTACGATATAGTATCCACCTAAGTGAGCAAATTTCTCGAATTTATCAGCCCAGCTTGTAGGCTCTTCTCCGTTAGTACCACCTTCAAGTTTAGTTAACTCGAAAGGTTCAATAGTTTTAAATTTTGCACCTTCTTCTGTTGTTGCTGTTACTGTGGCATTGTCTTCTCCAGCATCTACTGTTACATCACTTGAATTAGATACGTCTTCTGGTACTCGTTCAAAATGAATTAAACCATTATATTCAGTTTGTTTTTGTAAGTCACCAAAAATAGCTGTTACATAAGCACCTTTATCTGTAACATCTAAATCTTCTACTGGGTCAAGTAATGTACTTTCAATGTTTTTATCTCCAAAAGGTGATAACTTAGCTTCAAAGTCTGGTAGTTGATTAATATCTGTAATAACTTCGTTAGTGTATTTATATAAACCACCACTTAAGTCATACGATTTAACAACATTATCTCCAACTTTTAATACTAGACTTTCAGCTTTTTGTGTTTCATCATCATGGATTACAGAAACAGTAGCTTTAGGCTCTTCACCAGTATATTTAACTGTAAAGATATTACCAATGTTGTCATAAACTTCATTAAATCTGTCGTTTTCAAAAATCAAACGCAAACGTAATGATTTACTTAAGTTGTTTTTCTCTAGAGCTACTTGAATATTATTAGACGCATTACCGTAAATATCTGATACGATACGTAAACCACCTTTTTCAACAGATGCTGGCTTAGCGTCTTCTACACGCATTGCAAAAATTTGACCTGCTGTGTAGTTAGGATTAGAACCCCAAGCTAATTCAATAGCGTCTAAAAGCTCACCTGAACGGAAAGTACGTTTTGCTTGTGAATAGTTACGTAATTTATAAACTTGGTTAGGTTCCCCGCCTTCAGCTTTACCAATTAACATTAAAGTTTTTTCACTGGCACTTGCTGAACCGCCGATACCTGATGAATCTACTTCAATAGTAGCATGAGGTCTCGTAATAGGTCTACGTGGGAATACTTCTTTATAATCATTTGCCATATTCTAAATTCTCCTATCTTTAAATATCAAATTTCTTACCTGTATACTCTTCCAGGTAAGGTAAAAAATCTTCATCTTTATACTGGTAATGTTTACCATTCATATATGCTTTAAATCCTTCAGCTTGTCCTGGTGTTAAACCGAACATAACTTTAGCAATATCAATAAAAGTATCAATATGAATATAACCATTAAAAGATGATTTGTTATTTTTTTTAGTTGTTTTCCTTGCTTGTGCCATTACTTACAGCCCTCTCTTTAAAGGTTATCTTATTTATTTCTTGTGTTATTGTATAATCTAAATCAGAAGATGAAGTATAACTAATAATTGTAGGTCTTCCAAAAATATAATCACTACCGTTATCAATAATTGGTGCTAAATCACCAAAACTTAACTTCTGTAGTTGAAATGTTTGTTGCTCTTCAATACTATCACGCATAGATATTAATATCATTCTTAATACAGCATCCATACATCTAGCAACATCAACATTATATGATAATCCTACTACTGTAATACTTTCTTCTACATTCATACCTTTTACAATACCTTTAGTATCATCTGTTTTTTCAACGTAAGTAATTATAGCATTATACCCTTCATAATCTTCATTAAAGTTGTAATTAAAGTAGATTTTATTATCTTTAACTTTCATATCATCATCTTTAGCAAATACTACATCATCTACATTAATTACTGAATGAATTGGATTACTTACTGTAAATACTAGCTTATCTCCTTCTCTTTGTGCTACTGAATTCTCAACATAAGTATTATTACTATTTTCAAAATAACTACCTTGAACTCCACCAAGAGCTGTTCCTACTTCTTGTCCTTGCCCTAATTGGATAAGGTAGTGAGCTTCGTGATTAGTTTTAAATTCTGGAAAGTTATATCCTATAGTAATTTCATGTTGTGCATTTTTACCACAAAAAGATTCTATAAAGTTATTTCTAGCTTGCTCATCAAAGTCTTTTAAAACTTCATTTATAATATAACAATTGTCTAGCACTGTACGTAATCTAGGCTTAATTTCTTTTAATAAATATGAATCTACTGATGATATAGCCATTAATATACCTCCTTACTATCTTATATTTCTCATTTTCCAGTTCATTAAGTTTTTAACGTTATTTAAAGTAGTTTTAGAAAAATTATCACTATTTACTTTATCTCTGTTTAATACCCAAGCACTAGAAGGTGATTTACTTGATACTGTTCTGAATATAAAGTATGAAGCTTTCTTCTTAGGTTTACGTCTTACCTTAGTCATGTTATTACTAGGTGATTTAGGTTTCATTGACGGGTGAGTTATATTTCTACCTTTACTCACTGCTTGTAAATATGATGTTAAAGAACTAGCTGAACTTTTACCTGAAGGTATTTGTAACTTACGCATATCTTGATAAGTATCCCTGTTCATTCGACTGGTTTTTATACGTATTGGTACAATCAAGTACCAGCCACCATTTTTAGTTCTTCTTTTTTTAGAAGATTTAGCAAAGGCTTTTTTTAAGTCTATTACTCCTTTTTCTTCTAATTTCTTTTCTGTCACTTCTAAATAAGTAGGCATACGTTTGATATAAACATCATCTACTTGCTGTGCGGTTGCTTGTAGTTTATCGAGTATATCAGAACGCATTGAATCTATAGTCTTCCTACTTACCTGCTTACCATTCTTAAATATAGTAGGTTTTTTAGTAGCTTTTACTTTTTTAGCCATTATTTAAATGCTCCATTAAAGAATCCACCTAATGAACTTTGTCCTGATTTTGCTTTAGGGTCTTCAACTTGTAATTCAATATCTTCTTCTAAAGCATCATTAACTACATACGGGTCTGGTAGTACAATAACGTCTTCACGTTTAAGAAGTAATTTTTGAGGTAAGTTTTCAAATCTCGGTTTTGGTTCATTAAATGTTGTATATTGGTATCTACTTTCTTTTAAAATATCGGATACAACATATCTTAAAGTCATTAAAATATTTAATGAAACAGTTGAATTTTTAAATTGTTCATTTAAAAATAATCTACCATTCTCTATCTTATAATCATTTTCATTTAATACTTTTTCTTGTGTAGTTATAAATGTTACTTCCTTAACGTCATAGTATAAAGGTATACCTTTTTTAATACGTTCACCATTTACAAAATAAACTAATGATTGAGGCATTAACACTTCAGGTACTGTAAACCTATCTCTATAAGAAACTCTAGTTTCTAATTTTGTTGTTCCTATAGCTGTACCTGTATCTACTAAACCGATGTCTATATTTTGTGTTCCTTTCTCTTGTGATTGTATCATCATATGAGTTTCTTCTGCTGGTAAATATGCAATACCTTTGCCATGACATCTAGGACAATCTAGTCTAGGAGAACCTGTCTCTGGGTTTAGACAAGTACAAAAATATGCACGCTCCCACAAGACTTTAATACCTCTATCTTTTGTAAATCTTCTCATATCTTTGGTATCAAATTCTAATCTTGCTGTTTTATTTTCTTTCTCTACTTGGTCTACTTCACCTGAGTAAGCATAAGAAGTAGACTTATTGAATACATTTCCGTTAAATCCTTGGCTAATCATATATGGTTTTTCCAATTAAATCCACTCCTTAAACACCTATCATATTAGTTCCAAAATAAGAACGTAAAGCGTCTAATAACTCTTTTATATCTGAATCTATTTGAATTATCTGAGCACTAGCTCCACCATACATAGCTGATTGTGTAGTACCTATAGTCTCAGAAATTCCGTCTATTTCTAATGATTTATTTGCTATTCCTGCACCAATAATTAAGTTACCCCATACTTGGTAAATCTCTTTTAATGCATACTTAACAACTAATTGCTCTAGCTCTGGTGGTATCTCCCAAGGTTTAGTTCTACCTGCTCGTTTACGAGGTAGCATACCTGATATATAATCAAGTTTTATCATTTGTGGAGCAAAAGTAGCACCACTAGGAGGATATACACCTGCCAATTGAGGATACCCACTAAATACAGCATCATAACTCATAGATTGTCCTGTCTGCATTAAAGCTGTAGGAAATAATTGAACATGTCCTGCTAAGTGTTCTACTTTCCACCAGTTAGCTGGGTATTGATATATTGGTCTACCATTAAATTGTAATTGTAAATTCTCTACTTGTAATATTGGTTTCTTATAAGCATGTACAAACATATAACTATTAAATTCTGTCTCATAGTAATCTCTAGACTCATTTTGAATATCTGGTAATATAGATATATCTAATATATGCTCTGCTTTACTTATTGCTCTTTCTAAAATATGATAATAAAATTCATCACCCATAGGTTGTCCTGTATCAGGATTCTGTACAGTTATACCAAACATATAAGCTTTAACAGCATCAGGAGTCCATCCATAATCTGCTATAGTTATATTATCAATCTCACTTACATCAATATGTTTAGGATTACCTGCTGGGTGGTAAGGGTACTCATAATTCATAGAGCCTTCATAAGGGTCTAAACCCCCTCCAAACATTGAGTTTACCATATTATCACCTTACTTATTTTCTGATTTTTTAGTTGTTGTTTTACGTGTGCTTGTTTTTCTTGTAGTTGTTTTAGGTTTAGTATCTTCTTTTTTAGATTCTTCTTTAGTTTCTTTCTTAGGTTGTGATTTTTTATCTTCAGTATAAGTGAAACCATTTAAATTAGCAAATTCTTTTTCTTGTTCTTTAGTTAAACCATTTACTTTACCTTTATCATCAATTGTAACTTTTCCATATGGAGTTGCCATTTCAATATTAGTTTTTGTATAATTAAGCATAGATTTTAATTTCCTTTCATGTTATAATAAAAAAAGAGGATAAACAAAGTTTACCCTCTATAAAATTTTATTAAATTTTTCTTATTTTACTAAGCTATCTTAGTATGCAATATATTTAACGTTTTTGATACGAGCCCATTTTTTAGGGGCACGTAATGCCAATGCACCATACCATAATACAGCAAATGTAATTGAAGCATTAATTTGTGCTAATGGTAATTTCATCATTGGTAGTAATTCGAATAAGTGAATTACTTGTGGAGACATTTCACCAACAAATACGTCTGCTGTTTCTGGTAATGTTTCGTTAAGGTCTAAGAATTCTAATTTGCCTTCTTCATTAACGTCTTTCAATGGAATACGTTTGATTAAGTAGAATTGACCTGTTACTTTACCTTGACGGTATACAGAAACGAATTGTGGTTGTTGTTGATACATAGAGTTTACAGAGATTGTTAATTTAACAGCGTCTGTAGCATCTGTTACAGTAGCTTCTACTGCTTCTGAAGGAGCTGATTGAGCTTCGTCAGAGTTAACTACAACTTTATAAACTAAACCAGAACGGTCTTCTTCTTTAATAAATTTACCTTTTTTACCTTTTTCTACTGTAGCTTCTACTTTAGCTGGTTGTGGAGCATTTGGTAATGGTTGTAAACCTTCATCTAAGATTAATTCATTTTCCATTACTGTAGAACCGTGTAAACGGATAAATCCACGAGCTGAGTAGAAACCTTGCACACTGTATCCAGTGTTAACGTTACCGTTATTATCTTGCATTAATTGTACTTGGCGACCTAAAATATTATTAACAAAATCAGCGTGTACACCAATAGGCATGTAAGCATCTGTAGCTGTACCAAAGCCTTTACCGATACGTACTGAAGCTTCGTTTAATGTTTTCTCATCTAATGATTCACCATGAGCGTCAATTACGTTATCTTTATCAATTAATTTAGCTAATCCGTCAAATTCAAGACCTTCTCCACCTGGTTCTGAAGTTAATGAAGCATCACCATAGAATGAAGCCCACTCAATTGTTTTAGCAACAACTGCGATAGCATCTTCTGTTAAGATTTGTGCTGGGTCTTGAATGTTGTTAACTAAACCACTAGCAATTGACATGTTTTTAGTATCAGAAACGTATTTCATTGATACTGTTCTTTGACGAATGTTAGGGTCACTTACTGGTGCTACCCCTACTTCACGAACAAAACGTGAATGTCCTACATTACCGTGACGTAAATAAACATCGTATTTAACTACTGTTGATTCAGCTGGTCTACGTGCAATATCACGATAGAAAATCAAATCATCATTAGTCCATGTTAACATAGAGATTTGGTCGTCTAAAATTTCTCGTCTTAAAGCTCCTGCATCAATTTGTGTTTCAGGAGTAATACCGTGTCCTGTTTGGAACGATTTAACTACTTCTTCTTGGAACGCATCAGCATATTGGTTTTGCTGAGCATTTAATTTTTTTCCGTTAGCCATAAAAGTTAATCACCTTTCATCTTTTATTATATAAGGTAGGAAGTAGGGTGATTAACCCCTAAATCCTTTTAGTTTTTTTATTTATTAATTACATTGTATAATATAACACAATTTTGTATACTTTTATTATTTAATAAAATCTTTGATTAATTCTACGTCATTTTCTGTAGCTCTTTCAGGACTAGCTGTTACGTTAGTGTAAGCTTGACGTAATTTATTTAAATGAGCATAGTTCTTATCTTTACGTGAAGCTTGTTCTTTAAATTTATCCATAAACACTTTTCGTTCTTCTTGAGTTAATCCTTCTTCTGAAGTTTCTGCTTCTTCTTGTGAGCTTTCTGTTGATTGTTCTGATTTACCTTCGGATACTTCGTCAGCTTCTGATGTTTCAGTATCAATAGACTTATTAACAAAGCCTTCAGCTTTACCTTCGTTTTCTTGTGTAGTTGAAGTTACAGATTTTTGAGTTGTTTCTTCTTCTTGGTTTCCATCTTCTTTAGTTTCTTCAACATTTGTTGCTTCTGTTTCTTTTTTATCTAATACAGCATCTAACTTATCATTTAATTCTTTAAACTCAGATTTAGTAACAAACTGTTCTTTTTCTTGTGAAATAGCTTCTAAAGATTTTAAAACTGTAGAGAAACCTGTAAGAATATCTTCATCAGAAATTGATTTAGAAGTTTTTTCTTTTCCTTCTTTTTTATCTTCTTTAGAGTCTTTCTCTTCTTTCTTGTCTTCTTTACCTTCTTTAGAATCTTCTTTTTCTTCTGAATCTTTATCTTCTTTTTTATTTTTACGTTTCTCGTTATCTTTATCTTCTGTCTTAGTATCTTTATGGTCTACAGGGTCTTTTGATTCTTTAGTAGACTTTTCTACTGTATCGTCTTTCTCTGGACTTACATCTTCAGTAACTTCTGATTCTAATTTCTCTCCTTCTTCTTGAGCTTCTTTAGAATCTTCTTCAGTTACCTTTTCAGGTTCTTTATTTTCTGTAGCTTGAGTTTCAGCTGTTTGTGTTTCTGTTTCTTCTACCACATTATCTTTTGTTTCTGTATCTTCTGTTTTATCTTCTTGAGACTTAGTGATAGATTCATTAAGTTTATCATATTCTTCTAAGATATTTGATAATCCTTTAGCCATTATTATAAATGCTCCTTCCTAATTTGCATTACCACTAACTCAGCGTCTTTTCTTGAAAGACCTTTAGCAAGCTGTAATGTTATAATGGATTCTTCATAACCCATTTGATTAGATTTATTCAAATCTTCTACAATATTATTCCAAGTATCATTAAATTTTTTCAAATCTTTAATCTTAGTTACATATGTTAAGTTTGTAATACTAGATGCTAAAGATTCTCTACGTAATGCTCCTGCGTCTGTTTGCGTTTCAGGTGTAGTTCCATGTCCTGTTAAGAATGATTTAACAAAACTTTCCCATGTTGCCTCAGGGTTTGCTGGATTTTTAACTAAAGCGACACCTGTAATTGTTACTTCATCAATAACTCTGTTATCATTTACATTACGTTTTTTTACTGCACCTTCAATACTAAAACCTAACTTACGACCACTTCCAGATTTTTCTAATTTCTCTGCTAAGTCTAACATCTTAATAACATTTTCGTTATCTTTAAATAAGTTAGCTTCGATATATAATCCTTTTTCAACATCAACATAGCAATTATCTGTAGGGAAACCTACTACTTCATCTTGATTATGCTCATAGTTAACATAACCGTGCTCTTTAAAATAACTTATGTCAATTCCTTTAGGGTTTATAATATCTGATTGTAAATCTAATGCTGGTGTACTAGCCCAGCCTGAAACTTTAGAAAATTGTTCTGTATCCTCTTTTGTGCTTACAGATTTTGATAAGTCCATAGGAACAAAAGCATTAAACTTCATTTCTTCCAAAGGTTTTTACACCTCACTTGTCTAGTTAATTTTATTATTTTCTATGTATAATATAACACTTTAAGTTTAATATAATAAAAATAACTAACTAATATGTATATTATACCACATATTAGTTAGTTTACAAAATTAATTTAATAATTATTTTTTAAAATCTTCAGGTTTTTCGTTATTAGGATTTTTACTTGTTGTCATACCTTGTTGATTTGTATTTGTTTGATTTTTAACTTGTCCGTCTTTACCTACTTCATTACTTTCTTGTTCTGTATCTTGCTCATTTGTTGTTTCTGTATTTTGGTCTTCTCCTTCTGAGCTTAATACATTTTGCATCATTTCTAATTTTTCTTTTCTTTGTGCATCTTCATATTGATTTTGTTGGTATATTTGTCCTACTCTTTGTACATATACACCGTTAAGTATAGTGTCTCCGCCTTCGATTGGTGGTTCACCTAATTCTTTTCTTACTTCATTAACAGTTAAAGCTACTTCTGCTTTAGCTTTAAGTATTTCTATTTTATCTTTTTCAGATTTAGAATCTCCACCAACAAATTGGAATGTATATTTATCTCCATACTCAGATACAATATGTCTATTTATTAAGTCTTCTATAAATCTTAATAAAGGTTGTAATCCTTTATTTTGAGAAGCTTGGTGTTTTTTAGACGGGTCTGCTTCGTTTAATGTATTTCCACCTTTAGAACTTGTAGCTCCTCCTCTGTTAGGGAAGTTAATTTCAGCGGGGTCAATTCCATACAGACTTGAAATAATATTAATAAGATAGTTTAACCATTTCTCAAATTGCATATCATTTGCTGTAGGTGTCATATTTACAAAGTTAACGTCATCAGCCATCATTACAGGCACTTGCCAACTTCCATTAATACCAGAGAAACTAGATTTCCATTCTCTTTTAAAATTTTCTAATGCATGTTGAGATTGTTGTTGGTCTGCTTTTATTTGTAATATACCTCTAGTTGTTCCTCCATGACTAAAGAATCTGTCATTAAAGTTTTCAGTATTATTATAAGCTATAAATTCTTTCATAGCTATCTCTACTTCAGAAAGTCCATATCCAGAAGCATTAATATCTGTTCTAGGGTTTCTTATACCCATAGCAAGTTCTCTAGAAGTAAAATAAGCTACAACTTTTTTATCTATAACTTGTACAAATCTTTTACCACCTTTTATAATTTTACCCTTCTTATCAGTAGCATAGAATATTGTACTAGGGTCAACAGCTATGAACTTATCTAACTTAGTACCATTCTTTTTATTAAATACTTTTTCAAAATTAACTTGGTCGTATAAATAAGTATCTCTAACTATTTTCCTACAGAAAGTTTGAAAAGAATCTCTATCTACATCTTTATCTCTTCCTGTATTTAATATAAATTCTTCAATTCTTTTAATTTCTTCTTTTTCTTTTTTACCAGGTTCTGCTTCTAAATCACGCATACGTACTTCAAAACCTAATCCTCTTTCAGAATATCTAGAAGGTTGACAATACATAGCTACCTGATTTGCTCTAGTAAGTATAATTGCATTTAGTATAGGATTATTACCAAACTTTTTAAGAACATCATGTAAATTATGCTCATTCTTTGTATAACTTCTTTTATCTCTAAACTCTGGATTAGTATCCATTAAAGACAAAAAAGGTTCTGCATATGCCTGCTGATTACCATATAGAGATTTTGATATGCTCTTATTTAAATTAACATTATCTTGTTCTATTTTTTTTATATTAGCTTGTAAATCATTATCTATAGGTACCGCTCCATAACTATCGGTATAGTCTTTACCTAGTCTTAAACTCTTAAATAAATCTGCCAAGTTATTTGTCACCACCATTTCTAACCACTGATAATACAATTGTATTATTAAATGTTAATTCACTTATATTTTTAGGTAAATTAATTTTATATTCAAATGGTTCTTCTATATAATAAAACATTTTTTTACTTTCTGTTACTAAATCATAATCCTCTAATAATATGTTGTTGTCTTTGTCTAATAAAATAACTCTATTATCTTTTGTAGCTTCTAATATCATATACTTTTGTTTATCTATAGCAATAAATACAGCAACATGTCTTCCACCAATTTGTCTGTAATAATCAACTATTTCTATCCAATTATCTTGCATACCTTGTTGTTTAATAAATTCTTTAGCTTCATCCCATTTACTATCTTTTGAATATATCACTATTATCTTCTTCCTTTTTAGTTGCTTTTATATTTCTCTCTTTAACGTACTTTTCCATTTTATACCATACAAAACCAATAATAGTACCTATCGTTCCTGTTCCTACGATAACAAATGGATTATAAAAGCCATTATATTTTTCTGTATTTTCTATAGTATTTATAACGTCTATTTTAATAATATCAGATGTTTTTTGAAACATTGAAACTAAAAAATAAAATGATACTAATAGTATAACATAATTAATTAATTTTACAAAAAAGGATTTATTTTTTTTAGCACAAGAATATATAAGTATATATAATACACTCAAACTAAGGA